CCAATTTATCCAATTCACAAGCGTAGTCAAAATAGAAGTAAAAGGAGTCCCAGATGGGATCGACTTTGTAAGTTTATATATAAATCTACCTGGTATTACAACGTTCTTAAAAATAGTTCCAGACATCATATATAAAAACACTCTATCAATCTCATTGGATTCTGGGAAACAAGAACGAATCATTGAAAATGCACTTACCATCGTAACTTCATTAGTGTTAGCATCGTGCTTTGAAATATCAGCCTCAAGAACATTTACACCAGTTCTTTTCCGGAAGAATTCCTCATACTTTAAGAAGTTTCCATGAAAGTCATTACGGCCAAGCTGACATTCATTTTTGTAATTCCCATAATTAAGTCGGGACATACCATCATAGATTTTAGATGCGAATGAAAGACCAATAATCTTCGGTATTCCATCGGGCATCATAATTAACCTAGATCGAAGAGGACCGTTCTTATGCTTCTTCTGTCTTCTATCTCTACCACCCAAATTCCAAAGGGAACAGTCAGCAATAATTCTATGTCTAGCCATTCTTGATATTTCAACAGCTAAAGGGCGCAAATGTTTATCAGCATCTGCGTGTGTTTTCCCGAAGAATTTACTACTTATTACACCACATGAAGCTTTTGGGTTAGTCTCCACTCTAAGGCAATCTTCAGGCTGAACGCCTTCAGGAAAGAAAGGTAAAAGTAATTTACCTTTAAATCTGGTCAAAATTACCTTGCGAATTCTCTCGTAAGACATTTTATGAGTTGTATCGTCACAAGCTTCTTGGAAATCTCTCCACTGAGCCCCCCACGACCCTGACACAGAAACTCTGTCATTGTAGTTGGGATCATATAGAGCTTTCTCCTCGTCGCTAGCTGCAGAATGCATATAATCAAAGAACTTTGGTTCCATTGAACGCACTTTTACAGGAGCGCAGCCATATTTAAAAGGTACAACCCCTTTTAAGAGTGCGGTCTTTGAAGGCTTTATAAGTAGGGCTTCTCTAACTTCCGGGCGTATACGTCCATTCATGTCAGATAACCGGCCACGAGGCAAATATTTAAAAGTCTCTTCTAAAATAACAGAACCGTGTTCG